CATAAGATTCATATCTTCAGAAAACGCCTTGAAAGCCCATCTTTGGTTTTCAGTCAATGGATCAAAGTGTCTTAAGTTGAAATTTAATTTCTCTTGATAATTCTCTTTTTGTGGTTTTCCTTGTTGGCGAAGAAGTCTTTTTTCTCTACGGGTTAATCTTTTTGTTATATGTTCTTCTTCCATTTTACCTCTAAAATGTGTTGATGGTACTCCGTGTAATGCCTTTATTATTTCCCTTCTTGATATGTTTTAACAGATCACGGAAACCCTGATCAGGTTTAGCCATACCTCTGCCAGAATGGATCATAGGAGCGCCATTTACGAGTTGAGTTACATTTGGATTCTCTTCAAGGTAAACTTCAAGAGCAGAAATACTCATGAAGTCTTCATACTCTTCGCCAGTTTCATTATTAAGAAAACGATATGTGGGCATTAATCACCTGTTGAATCGAGATATGGACGCTTTACCGAAGTAGCATCCTTATACTTAGTCTTCATAGGAGTGTTCTTGCCCATGGTACCAGTGACCATGGGCGCTCCGTTAACTAGAAGTTCAACATGAGGATGATCTGCAATCTTCTCTTCCATTTCAGAGATAGACATTAGTTCTTCCCATTCTTCTCCTGATTGAGTATTACGCAGCTTATAGATAGGCATCAATCGCTATCCTTATTCCATTCGAATTGATAATCATCACCAGACTCTTCGTCTTCAACTAATGAAGAAATATCTCTGGTTCTTAATGCACGCTCAACTCTTTTAGAGTTTCGCTTGTTTTCTCTTTCACGAGGATTATCGCTGTATTCGTCGTGATCTGAATAATCGTTTTTACGAAATTTCTTTAGTGCTGATTTACTCATTCTACAATTAGCCCTGGTAGCCCTTCTTTTACGTGATTGATTGTGATACCGTTAAATGGTAACTTCTTATCCTTAATTGCACATAGAAGTTTAGCATCCTCTGGTGCAACTCTTTCTAGTAACTCCACAAACATAGACTCTCTTTTTGCCTGTGGTAGGTTATCATAGAAGCCCTTGATGTAATAACGTAGCTTCTCACACTCTCTAATGAGAACGTGTTCTTGGTCAACTAGATCGTTTGGCTTATAGGGAGGTTCGCCCTCTGGAAGTAACCATACTACGTTTGGATCAAAAGCACCCTGTAGAATGATTCTTAGTTGAATGCTATCGTTAGCTTTTATTGCGTCAATCTTTTCTTGAGTCTTCTTTAATTTAGCAACCTTTGCTAGAAACTCACATAGTCCAATCTGCATTTAATTCTCCTCAGAATTCAGAAATATATTCAGTTAAATTTTTAAGTTTATTTGCCATAAAATAGCTTAGCAATTTACTTCTATCACGATTGTTCTGAGAATTATATTCACACATAACCTTCTCATGAATTTCGCTAGGAGTATAACTAAGATCAATAAGCTGTGCATTACGATGATAGTTCCTTGATACAGTTGTTTCCATATCATTAGGATTCATAGTAATATATTTTTCAATCTTCTTTGCAGTTAATGGTCTCTGTCTTTCTCCGATAACAAAACAGTTATCTGATGAAAGAATATTTGGAACACCATCGCCTGAGTCGCCCTTCATGATATGCTCTTTTAGGAACCTATCTGGATCGTCGTGAGTGATCCATTTCTTTCTGGTAGGGTCATACTGTTTAACATTAGCATACTTGTGCAACTGGATGAAATCCTTGTCTCCTGACAAGATCAAAATCTTTTCTCCAGTATTTAGGCTAGAACCAAATTCTTCGACAAGTGTGCCAATAACATCATCAGCTTCTGCAGACTCAATATCAATTACCTTATAAGGAAAATATTCTTTGAGTTCAGATCTAATCTTATTCATACACTCGAAGATATTCTTCCAGTCTAGTTCTGAGGCTTCTATGTTCTTCTTACGATTGGCTTTATAGTATGGGAAGATCTTTTTGCGCCAATAGTTTGTATTGTCACAAGCGATAACCATTTCGCCATAGTCTTCTTTGAATTTAACTCTGTAGGATCGAAGAGAGTTGAGAATCATATGGCGAACCATATTCTCTTCGAGTTGTGCGTTAGTGTGGTTTCCCAACTGCATTAGTAGGTTGGATAGCATCACTTGATTCAGATCAACGATAATCACGAAACACCTATTCTTCGGTTTCTTCAGCTTCTTCTGGGTCTTTTAAATCTAAACTGATTTCATCTACTATTTTATAAGGAGAGTTCTCGTCAGTTGGTTCTTCGAATATGTTATCAGCTATAACTTGAAACGGATGAAAGATCTCATATTGTTTACATAGCAACGATCTAATTGCTTCAATTAGAAAAGCCCCATCTTTGATATCCTCATCAACATCATCAGCTAAACCAAATCCTGCTATATCTAAATGATTAAAAATGATAGGAGCAAGATTTAATATAGTTTCTTGGATATGATATTGACGCATCATATCCATATTGTGATGTATATCTTCTAGATTTGGTTCCTTAGCAGAATTGTTATGCTGCTTAGGAAATGTAATAACGTTATTTGATTTTCCTGACAAGTATATTACCTTATTCTATACTGAACGTAAAGGTATTTATTCGTGATGATACACTACATTACTACCTGAACCATAAAATTGAAAGTCGTAAATTCTGCAATCTTTATGATTGGTATAGATAGCACCTTCCACAGCTGTTCTTTTATTTTCTGGAACGTAGAAAAGAAAGAATCCACCGCCGCCTGCGCCTAATAGTTTACCACCAATCGCTCCAGCGTTAATAGCCGTGGTATAGATTTGATCGAAATAGTCTTGAGTGATATCTTCACATACTGTTTTCTTTTCAATCCAAGATTCATGAAGTAATTCACCAAACTGATCTAGCTTACCTTTATGAATAAGATCCATAGCAGTATAAGCTTTTTCCTTTTGACACTTTACTTTATTGAACTTTTCAATATCAATAGTCATAGCCTTTTGCTGCTTCTGAAGAATGTTATTAGCATTTCTTCCTCTACCAGAATAGACTAGCATAAGGTTCTTTTCAAGCTTGCCAACGTTCGGATTAGTTAAGCGAACTTCTTCAACATCAACTTCGCCGTTTCTCTTAAACTTTAGAAGATTGAAACCACCGAAAGCAGCTGCGTATTGATCCTGCTTACCGACAGGATAACCGCACTTTTCCATTTCAATCTGACAAGCAATCTCTGCTACGTATCTACGAGTGCTATTATCATATTTGGTAGTGGATAGTGCCTTCACTAGACCAACAGCAAAGGCAGAAGAACTACCAAGACCAGACCCCTTAGTTACAATATCTGAGATTGATGCAACCGTAATCTCTTTATTGATATCATAATACTTTAAAGTCTCACGAGTAATAGCGTGCTGCATCTGCTCAATATCGTGATGTTCTTCTACGTCATCATACATACAACGTACGCCCATATGGGGAACTTTGTGAGCAAAGACATAGATAAACTTGTTAATCGTTACGGAAAGGGCGGCACCGTCATCCCTTTCATAGAATGACGGCATATCGCTACCCCCGCAAAAGAAACAAATACGTAGCGGAGTTCTTGTTAAGATCATGATTATGTCCTATAAACAAACATCTTTTCTGGGAACTTTCTAGAATCAGCATCTGGATACTGATTGACTAGATCCTTCAGCATATGGTTCCACTTGTTCTTAATAAACTCAATGTTATAACGGCTATCAACAAAAAGCTTATTAAACTTAACCATATTAGTTTGGTTGTTATCTCTAACAAGCTGAATAGCAGCATTTAGATTACCAGCAAACATACTAGCGTGAAGGTTCTTATCTTCCATATTGCCGTGGTACATTACGTTTAGCCCACCGGAAGTTTCTGGTAAAGCGCCAAGATTAGGATGAACACATACCAGACCAGCGGACATAGCTTCGAGCATGGCTCTGCAGGATGTTTCTGTCCAAATAGAGGGGTAAGCAAAGATATGAGCCGAGTTAAGACTTTCTCTGAGTTGATCATTGGGAGTAAAACCGTGATAGGTCATCTGTGGATGATTACGGATTCTATCGTATAGAGGTTCAAACTGAGCATCCACTTCATCCCAACCGTAGATCTTAAACGATGAGAATACGTCAAGATGAATATCTGACTGATCGGTTGCTAGAAGCTCGAAAACAGGGACTAGAATTTCTAATCCTCTTTGCGGGGTAGACGTATAAACTAGTCTAATCTTATCGCTAGGCTTCTCTAGAACGCTTTCGGGGGCGGGATCGATACCCGATTCTAGGATAATAGATTTATTATCCATAGGTAGACCGTGAACCAGACAATAACGCTGATACTGCCAGTTAGAGATAAAGACGAACTTATGGTATCTGTCTCTCCAAGCTGGATCTCTAAACTTAGCAGACTCTGGATCTTCTGGTAGATCATGACACCAGAAAATTCTAATCTTATCTTCTTCTAGTTCACGCTCACGAGAACAGATAATCTGACAATTATCTAGAAGATCCTGATCTAGAATGTTTGCTAGTTTACGCTTAGCAAGCTCAGTTCCTCCCTGAGCCTTTTCTGAAATCTCGTTTTCTTCAAACCCCTTCATTATACTTCAATCCTATATCCTGATGCCTTAGCATCGTTATAAAACATCTGAACAGTTTCCTTAGAGAAATCTGTTAGGTTCTTACCCTGTAGATTTAGCTTCTTAATCTGATCATGAAGCATCGTAATAATATGACAACCTGCTTCGTCAGCCATCTGTAGATGATAGATCTCACGACATGAAGCCCAAAGAAACTTGATCTTATCAAACTCTGCTGGTTTGTTATTTGCTTCACCAATACACTGCTTAGTCCATGTAACTGGATTACGTAGTGTATCAGCAACACGACCAGAGAAGATAGAAATAATAACAGGAACGTCTGGATTATTAATATGCTCTAATATATTATGAGTTTGGTTAGGAGTAAAGACTGCGGTTACGTTAACTTTAACACCTTCTTCGTTAAGCAAACGAATCAAACCATAGTTTGGTTCGCCTAACGTATTTGTAACTGGAATCTTTACGAATACATCATAGTTATACTGCTTGCCCCATTCAGCGATCTTCTTAGCCTGTAGATACATATTGTCTGTATCGTCAGCAAATACCTCAAGAGAGATATTTGTGCCAGGGCGAAGGAAAGCCAACTTGTCAATAATAGATCTGGCAAAGTTCTCGTAGTTAGTAATACCAGCTTGACGCATTAGAGTTGGATTAGTAGTGAATCCTGTGACTCTTGGATTCTCAGCAGCCTTTAGAATACCCTCAAAGTCTGCACCATCAGCGTAAATCTCAATCATTGTCCACCTACATTCTGTTCTATAATATTAGCAGCTTCAAGGAGATTCTTAGCATAAAAGTCTGGTTTAATATGCAAGTATTCCGAAGGTGCGTTGTATATTTCACCAAGGTATATAGTCTTTACTCCGGCATTATGTCCGGCAACAACGTCACGCCAAGTATCGCCAATCATCCAGCTACGTTCTTTTGTAACGTGCCATTCTTTAACGATCTTATCTAGCATACCTGATTTTGGTTTATACTCTTCTGTGCCACGAGTTCTCGCAGCCTGAATGGTATCAACGTTTAATTTATTCTTAATGAGAAGATGAATAGCATCCATCGTCTCTTCTGTTGTATAACCATCATCAACGTCTGGTTGATTAGTTACAACATGAAGAGAGAACCCAAGCGAACGCATCTTCTTGACTGCCTCTTCAACTCCATCGATGAAATCGAATTCAGCGTAATACCAAGGACAAACGTGCTTTGGGTCTTCTCTACCGTGAACTAGTTCGTTAATTGTACCATCACGATCTAAGAATACTGCTTTTACCATTTTGTGGCCTTTACCTGAAGAACAGGATTAGATACTAAGCAATGCCAAACTACTGCTTGGAAAGCTTCTGAGTGAGGTGTAACTCTTTCGGCGTATAGCGGAGGAACAACTACAACATTATCACCCTGAGTTGCAGCGTAACCGTCTTTTCTACCAACGATACCTAGAACCTTTGCGCCGTATTCTTTTGCTAGATCAATAGCATTGATTAGCGCTAATGATACGTTCTTCTCTTTATTACCACCACCAACGGATAGAATAAAGATAGCGTCACGGCTACAGAAATGACTTGTCTTTAGATACTCATTGAATATAGTATCAAAGCCTTCGTCGTTTGTACGAGCAGTTAGTTCTGATACGTTATCGGTTGGACATAGAGCATCAACGCCACATAGCTTACGAAGATCGTTAACCATATGGGATGCATTACCAGCAGATCCACCAACGCCTAATACGAAGATGCGACCTGCGTGATCTCTAATATCCTTGATTGTCTTAGCTAGTTCTTCGATCTGATTCTTATCAATAGCATCAGAGATTACTGAAACTTCTGTGAAGTAATTATCGGTATGACTCATTATTGACTCTCATTCTCAATTCGCTTGATGAATAACCATGTCTACGCTCAACATAGACCAATTCGATCTTTCTTTCTTCGCAGATCT